ATTTGCTGATGCACTTGCATTGCTATAAAACCTTACACTTCCGTCACTTCCATAAGCATAACCTGATAATGCACCTGTTGAATCGTGAATTGGGCTTACATTATTCCAATTAAAATTATATCCACCACCAAAGCTTCCACCATTATCCATTGTTGCAACTCTTGAAAAAGAATTATTGTTTAATCTAAATTCAGTAGCTGCTGAAACTAAATTTGAAAAAGTTGCCGCACCTGTTGAAGAAATTGTTAATCTTGTAGTATTATTTGTACCTAATGTCAACGGGAAAGCACCAAAAGTTCTAAACGACATATCGTCATTGTAGGTTATATATTCATTTGCTTGAATTGAAGAATATCTTGAACTATTTGCCTGACCAACTGCAATTGCACTTCCCGTTCCTGCTGTTACAACTCTAACCAATCCTGAAACAGAAGAAGACCCAATTCCACTTGAAGTGAAAATATCAAAAGCATTTGTTGTTGATAAAAATGCTCCTGTTGAAGAAATTGTAAATCTATCTAATACAGAAGTTGCATCATATATAAAAAATCCACCTGTATTATTAATACCAATATTCCAAGTTTTTACTCCACCAATACTTCCTGTTTTTCTTAATTCTAAAGAAGGTAAATAATCATTTGAAATTGCTAATACTTTATCAAATCCTGAAGTTGAATCTGTTGTTGTATTTATTAAAATATTTCCGTTACTTCTTTTTATATAAAAAGCAGTATCAATTAAAGCACCTGCGTCAGAATATCGTCTAATAAATAAATCCGCACCTGCATTTGAACCTGATTCTGTGCCTGAAACTTCTAAGTTAATTCTTGCACTATTATCTGAACGAAATGAAACACTTTTTGCAACAGAAACATTTGCGTCTAAGTTAGCAATCAAAGCACTTGCACCGCCGTCAATATGTAGTTTTGTTGTTGGGTTTGCAATACCAATACCAAATTCGCCTGTTTGTAAAACTGAAACTAATTCGCTTGTCGTTGCTTCATTATAAATTCTAAATCTATGGTCTGACTGAACGTTACCAATTGACCATTTGTTAGTGCCTGCACTTGCAAAACCTAAAAATGCGTTATTAGTTGAAGTTCCGTTTACACGTCCAATAATGCCTGAACCGAAAACGTCCAAAGCAGTTGTTGGCGCGTTTGAATTTATACCTAATCTTTTATTAGAATTATCCCAAAAGAAGTTTGCGTTATCTTGTAATAAAGCACCTGAAGCACCAATAAAACCAACTGAACCTGTTGTTAATGCAGTTGTAATTGTAAGCGTTGCAGTTGAACCAACTAAACTAATCGTTCCGTCAAATCCATTTGCGTCGTTAAATACCAATGAAGTCACAATGTTAGGCGACAATTCAACATAAGCGCTTGTACTTGTATTCCAACGGTAAATAATGTTAGTATCTAAAGCAATATAAATTGTGTCAGCCGCACCAACCAAAGGGAATGAAGCAAGGTTTGCGTATTCTTCAACTGTACCCGTAAACAAAGACGCCATTTGTGAAAGCGTAATTTTCTTACTTATACCTGTTGTAGGGTCGCCAATAATCGTTAAATCTGATAACTCCGGCGCAAGTTCTGTCGCTAATTGGTTAATTTTTTTTGATTCCATTAATAAGTATAATTTGAAGGTACTTCACACCTGTTGTTAATAAATGGTACTGTCAACGTCACGTCTAATTTCACACCTGCCAATAAATCGGGGTCACTTTCTGTGTAAAAAGTAATAGGCAAATTTTGGTTCAATGTCCAAGTCACATTCGCGTAGTCTGTCGGGTATCTTAACTGCGCCACAATATCCGCTGCAACCTGTGTCATATCTGATAAAACTTCTGTTTCGTTTGTTTCTTCCATTAACATTCTGTCCATAAAATACAAACTAAAAGAATACCCGATTTCCTTAGCCGCAACGTTTGCACCATTCAAAGTGAAAAACATTGCAGGATATGTGACTTCGCCGTTACTTAAACGTTCCCAAACGTCCCCGAAATAAACAAAATTAATTTGTTCGTGGGCGTTGCCTATCGTTGTTAGTTCTTTGACTATTTGGTTTAATGTCATTCTTTTTTTCTTTTGCCAAATAAACTTTCAGCTTATTTTGGTTTTTAATGTTTACTTGTTTACTCATATTTTAGCAACAACCGATATTTCCCTGATAACGTTCTTCAAACGATTTCCTGTATTTCCCGTCAAAATCTTCGCCGCAGCAACCATTGTCGCCCAACCACATTGAAACAGTATATCCTTCGTTGTCAGGTTTGATTGAATCAATGCCCGAACCAAAGTTTAAATAGTTTGGATATAAAGCATTGTTTTGTTTTAAATATTTAATAAGTCTTTGTTTGTAAAATTCAGCACGTGCGCGGTATCTATTGGCAACGTCAATCATATCCTGCATTGAAGGACTTTCTTGATTTTCGCCTGTTTTTCTAATTAATCCCTTATTGTAAAATTGATATGATAAACCTTGCGGCAATTCAGACATTACATAGTAAATCAAACAATCCACAATGTAATCGTCTAATAATGTCGTCTGTAAATTTGTGAAACTGTTTGCTTCAACTGCGGTTTGTAATTCGTTGTATAAAGCCGAACCCAAAGCCGGCAAAATGTACATATCCTGCGCCGTCTTAATTTCAGGTAAAACTAATTTTTCGTCCACGTTAGCGTGTAATCCTGTTCTGTCCTTAATTGACTGTACTGATATGAATAATGTGTTTTTGCTCATTTTATTTTCTTGTTACAATATTTGAAACCCATTGGTGGCGACAACTTGGTTCGTGCGTGTTTGTGTCAGGCACGGTGTACCAACCGCCACCCCTATCCCAAACGGAATAACCAAGTCTTGCGCTTATTTGCTCAATTTCAGAACGTGAATACATTTTTCCCGCGTCTAATAAAGCAACACAAAACGGACGACTTGTTTTTTTATCTGTATTATTAAACCCTGCTTTCCATTCGTAAGAATAGCGAATCAATAATTCCTTTGTTGTCGGTTGAACTTTAACTAATATGTCGCCCAATGGCGCAGTAAGTATGTGTTCAGTAATTATGTTTTCGTCAATTCCTTCGCCTATTGCGTATTCGTTAACTTCAATAAATCCTTTGTCAATTAAGTCACTAATAACCAAATTGATTGTGTCAACGTTTTGGTCAAGTGTTTCAGCCAATACTTCAGCCGTAATTCTTTTGTCCTTTGCCATTAAATCTAATACGTTTGCCTGTAATTGGCTAACGTCTGCAAACATTTGGTATTCTGAATCGTCGTTAAAGCGTGTTTTTTGCTTCCAAACATTGAAACTGTCCTTTGCTTCGCCGAACTCATAAAAGGCGCTGAAATCGTCTTTAAATTGCGCTGACTGTACAACAGGTACTGTGTCTTCCGGTGCTTCGTATTTAGACATATCAATTCCCGCCTTTTCAAGTAACCATTCCTTCGGTGCAATTTCCTTCAATAAGTTTTCCGTGAATTCAAAACCAATTGGTTCAGTTGGGATAATCTTTAATTCAGGTTCAGCAACACCCCTGTATTTAGCTAACATATTAAATACACTTTCAAGGTGCATTTGCTTACTATTAACGTAAGTATTTTTGAATATTTCGTAACCGTCGCGCATTTCAGAACGGCTTCCTAATTTGCCCGCTTCTGCAATACCGAATATTGAAGGCGTTGTAATTTGGTGTCCTGAAAATATGTTAGTTTGAATCAAAGAATCCACACGACCGAAATCTTCTTTTGTAATATCTGAAGCGCCTAAATCGTCAACAATTGGTTTACGTGCGCTATCATTTACGAAAGCTAAAATAAACTTCTTACCGTCTGAACCACTAAATCTATTTGTAAAGCGTTTTTCAATATTGCGTTTTTCTTCGTCTGAAGGTTCGCCGTTAGGCAAAGTAATTAATTTACTTGCGCTGAATCCTGTTTGTGCGTTACCTAATACGTGTTTAGAAATTTCAATATCTGATTCAATATAGTTTAACGCACCAAAATAAGTTGGTAAACTATAAATACCCATATTTGGGCGGTATTCCTTAACATATAAAATTTGTTTTCCTTCAGGGTGGTTTGGATTAAATGCAGCGTAAACTTTATGTTTTTCGTTTCTGTCTGACCAATCTTCTTTGTACCAAAACTGCGTATTATCTTTATTTGTACGAATTTTCGTATAATCTAAATGCCATACTTCAGCCAATTGTCCTGTAACTGACCAAATGATTTCTAAATAATAACCGCCGAATAATTCGGTATCCAATGAAACTTTGCGCGTTAAATCGTCCAAAGATTCCATTCGGTTAACCTTTTTAATAAAGGTTTCAGCGCTTTCGCTGCCCTTCCAACCGTTACCGGTTATATAATGCACCTTGCTTTTTACAATGGCGTTATGTTTAGCCGACTTATTGAATAGGTCAACCAAATAAATTGGGTAATCATTGCGGTCGCCGTACTGAATATATCCTTCGCCCTTTTTTTCCTTGAATTCAGGTTGGCGTGCTTCTGCAAATGTTAATACGCGTAAATCCATTATTGTCTAATTGTGTATGTGTCTGTTGTTTGATATTCTGTAAATTCAAAAGGCGTTCCGACTAACTCCATAA